CCGATCGGAACCCGCTGGAACGCCGTGTCAGGAGACTCGATCATCCTGTCGAACCACGCCAGCGAGTACATCGGCGGAGGCTGATCCTGCCTGTACTCAGGGAGCCACACATGCTTCAGCATCTGCCATGCGATGGCGAGCGCCATGACGTAGTCGTCATGGGGTGAGCCGTGCATCTTGCCGTTCGAGTCACGAACGAACGACTTCAACTCGGCAATCGTGTACTGGCACAGGATTGTGACCTCCGCATCACGGATCGCAGCAGCCAGTTCGTCGATCGCCAGCGGCTTCGATGCCGCTGTCGTACGCCAACCGAGGATCTCGGTCGGCTCAGGGCTGCGCTGAGCCATCCTGCGCTGCCTGTACAGGTTCTTGTACCCGTACCGCTGCATGCTCTTCAGCGTGGTCAGACCGTGGTTGTTGTTCTCCACCGCAACCAGACAGTTGTTGTACTTCCAGCCGATCTCGGCGATCAGCGTCCCGAGGATGTCAGGGTCGACATGGCCGTGCCAGACGGCCACGATCGTCCCTGTCTCCGCATCGATCACATGGAAACACGAGTAGTCGCCATGAGCCAGACCTTCGGACACGTCAGCACCGATGACGTACACGCCGCCAGCGCGAGGGAACTCCCACACGGAGAACTCTCCATCAGGAACCTCTACAAGATCGGAGAACTTGCGGTCGTGCACCACAATCTGGAGACGAGTCGGCACCTCCGTCTCTAGCGTCATCAACTTGTCCACATCGAACACAGGGTTACCCGACTTGATGAACGCCTCCTCAGGCGTTCTCGGATACTCCTGATGCAACTGCCACTCAGGCATCTGACGGCGCTTGACCTCGTACCAAGCCTCGTCACGGTCGCCAGCAGCCCACGACCAGAAGATCGGCTTGAAGTTGTTCAAGCCGATGTTCGCCCCGAGCCACATCTGGTGGAAGAAGTCGCCCGACCCGTTCGCAGTCGATAGGCCGATGACCCGTCCGCCCACGTCAGCGATAGGTTCGATCGATGCCCACGCTTCCTCGGCGTTCGGCAAGAACGCCCATTCGTCCACGATCACCAGATACACCGACTCGCCTCGAGCAGGGTCGTTGCCTGACGGCAGCGACTCGATCGAAGACTCGTTATCGAACGTCATCTTCGTCTGGTTGTCCGACGTGACCTGCGGGCCACGCTGCTTCATCCAGTTCGGCAGCGACTTGTGGCCGTACTTCGCTTTCGCCAGCAACTTGATCGCCTCACGCTCCGTACGAGACAGCATGACCACGAACCTGTCACCCCAGAAGTAGACGAGCCAGAACGCGTATGCCGCCGCAAGCGTCGAGAACCCGATCTGACGGGCCTTCAGCACGATCGAATAGCGGTTCGACATCCACATCCGCACCGTCTCACGCTGCGCTTCACGCATCTCAAAGCGGATGCGCCCACGCTCTGGGTGCTTGATGTGCCAGTACGTCTCGCAGAAGTACTCGAACGCAGCCAACTGCTCATCCACAGTGGCCCCCTCAGGGCCACGGCAGCGTCGCCACTCCCGCTCATCCAGCAGTTCCTGCAACTCCACGCCTTAGGGGCGGAGCGTTACCACCTGACGCGTGGCGGACGCAGCGGACGGCTCTTCGCCGCAGGCTTCGACGCAGGCGGGTAGAACCGCTTCGAGAACTGGCGGGGCCACGGCGGCACCTCCATCGTGAACAGCCGCTCACCCACAGCCTGTTGCTGAGCAGAACCGAAACTGATACCGAACCGAGACACCACGATCGACGAAACCACCACCGACGACCCCGTGCCAGCGCCAGAAGCCGTACGTCCCAACGTGACGTTGACGACACCGAGGCCAGTACCCGTGCCTGATGCCGTCGCCGTTCGGCGGTGGCCGACGACGGCGATGGTTGTGCTGGTTCCTGTTCCTGTTGCTGACGCGGTTCTGACCCGTGTGACGAGCGGGGTGGAGTCGAACCCGCTCGTGCCTGTGCCTGTGGCTGTACGGAGTCGTGTGGCGACACAGAGGGCGGTGCTGGTGCCTGTGCCGCTACCTGTGGCGGTGCGGGAGATGCCTGCGGTTGTGACGACTCCTGTGGCGGTGGCGGAGCCTGTCCCTGAGCCTGTGGCCGTCCTTGGGACGGTACGCAGGCTGCTGGCGGTCTGTGTGCCCGTGCCTGCCCCTGTAGCGGTGCGTAGGGCGACACGAGTGCCTGCTGCGGTCTGTGTGCCAGTGCCCGATCCTGTGGCCGTACGGGGGACGACAGTGACAACGTCGCCTGTCGCTGTCTGGCTACCAGTGCCGCTACCTGTCGCCGTACGAGGTCTAGTGACTAGATGGGTATCAGAGTCTGTACCAGTGCCAGACCCCGTGGCAGTCCTGTCGATGCGCGCTGCCGCATCGAGAATGATGTACGCAGAAGCCCAGTCGTTCGCTACCAGCGTCTGGTTCCACGTCTGCGTACCAGTACCCGTGGTGATCTTGTAGCCCGTGTGCACGTTCATCGACGTGCCCGCCGTGCCCGTGTTCGCCGTCGCGTTCGTATGACCAGCCCACGACCCGTTCGTCGTGTCCGAGTCCGCTGTCGGAGTCACGTTCGTCTCCGCAGCCAACGCTGCGATCACAGCGTCACCCGACGTGATCGACACCGTCGTCACCGTCGGGTTAGCAGTCGCACCCGTCGCGCCACCAGCGTTGACGTACTTCACGAACTCCGTCGAAGCCGCCGCGACCTTCCAGACGTACATCGCCTTGGAAGTCGTGTTCGGCGAGAAGTTCACCGTGATTGTGTCGCCGTTGGTGAACCCTGTCGTAGCGACCGCGGTGTAGATCGCAACCGTCGCACCAGCAGAAGCAGCCCCAGGATCTTGGTTGGAGATACGTCTCTGCGTGTAGGTGTGACCCTTCGAATCGGTGACGCTCGAGATCGAAGCGGCACCGTTCGTACCAGCGTTGTCTGCAGCAACACAAACAACGATCAGGTCGGGGTTCGACCAAGTCTGAAGGAACGACGAAGTCGACAACGTCGCAGACGACGTTGTCGAGTTGGCGCTGCTCGCACCATTGATCGTCAAGGCCACAGCGGCCTACCGATCAATCGAGGCTGAGCGTCAGCGACGTGATCTGGAACGTGTCACCAGCAGTCACAGAAGCAGACGACGAGAGAGCACCCGTCCACAGACAGTTGCCCGCAGTCGACGCATCCCAGATCGACCAGTGCGAGTACGTCTCCGTGTTCGGCACGTTCGTCCACGTCACCGTCGCCGACGAAGCCATGCTTCCACCCGAAGCAGCCGAGAACGACACCGCCTGACGAGTCGTGTTCGCAGCAGCAGCCGTCGTCCCGTCCTCACCCGCATCCGCAGTGTGCAACTTGACGTAACAAGTCGCCACCGAGAACGACGTGCCACGCAGACTGTTGAGGAACGCCAGTTCGGCGTAGTTACTGATCGACATCGCTCACTCCTAGAGGCTCACCCTCACAACAGGTGTCTTTGAAACCACACGAAGGGCAACGCCAGCGACACGCCACAGGCGGATAGAACTCACCGCACTCAGGGCACTCCACCAACGAAGCCATCACCCCACAGGTTCGAGCGTTACACCGCCCGCAAACGCTTCTCCACCAGCGCCCTGTCCGCAATCAGCGCATCCAACTCCGCATCCGACAACTCAGCCGCCGCCTTCTTCGAAGTCACCTGCACCTGCTGCGGAGCCATCTTCCCCGTCACCGAGAAATACAACTGCGCCGACTTCACGTCACCGTTCATCGCATCCGCGTACAACTTGTCCAGCAGATTCTGCGTCCGCTCAGGCGACCCCACCGTCTGATCCACCCGCTCCTGCCACTGACGGCGGAAGACCTCGTTCTTCTCCCAACGACGCATCGTCTGCTCAGCCACCTGCATCTCCTTGGCATACTTCGCCTTCGACGCAGGCACCCGCTCAGCGGGTGGCGTGCACAACCAGTCCAGATAAGCCAACTGGCGATCCGACAGCACGTTCTCCTCGACACTCACACCCTGTGACGCCAGCGTTCCCCAAACAACTGTCACACCCACTGAAAGTTACCCGTCGGTAACGGAACGGGGAGGGGGGAAAGG